GAGAGGACCACCCCAAGCGCTAAACCTAAGCAGCCTTTACAGCGGCCTAGGTCAGCGATACCCGAATCACCGAGTCACTGGTGTATTCGGTGGAAGCCATGTTGAAACGGCCTCCACATTGTCCTTGCGGACAATGGTCGTTCTCGTCTTACGACGAAGGGCATACTGCACCTTGAAGCGCCTAGACTGAGCGCCTCTTAGAGCAGCGTACATATCGACACCTGAGTGTCGACGGGCGTCTGAATTGAAAGCCATATCGGCTACCGATTCATGACGTAGCGACTTAACACGCCAAACCATACGCCTTCGGTCGAAGGTGCATGACTGGCAAGTTAAGTGCTCTGAACCCGTTGAGTCAAGACCACTATCCGGCTCCCCTTTGAAAGGGCGCCAGTAGCGGAATTGCTCAGGGACGTTTGATAGAATTCTATCATATGTCCCCTCGAAGAAATGAGTAGCTAACTCACTCCTCCGAGTAAGGTTGACCCACTTGAATATGTTCTGAAGTGAATCCAGTTCATAGTCAAGAGTGTACGGACGTACGTCCTTCCCCTTGTACCAGTCTGCACCGCAGGATTCCCGAAAAGGACCATTTAAGAAGGTCTTCTTCTGGTTAGGCTTAAATCCCATCACTTTTAGAAGTGACAGGACTCGAGCGCTGTGACGTTGTTTGACGACTATGTCGTCACCATAGACCGAGAAATCGATCCCTGGTGATCCACAGCCGGCTGCAACGCAACAGGCACTAAACAGGAGGGTCTCAAGCGGAAAGCAGAAGCCGTTACCCATCGAGCAAAACTTGTGGTAAGTATGCAACTTACCGTCAAGCTCATACTGATCTGAACGGAGAGAGTTGAGAAACTCAAACCATTCAATGGGTAAGAGGTGGCGTACGAGACCGATCGATATGGAATCAGAAGCTGATTTCAAGTCGATCGTCACGTACTGGTCACCATCCTCCGAATCAGAAAGTGAACCCTTGCGGGCTAGCTCCTGATTCAAGCTTTGGTCCCTTAAGTCGATACCGATTGATCTAAGCTTCTCGCGAAGCCAGACGTCGGCACCTTTCTGAAGGAAGCCATTAAGCAACGGCTCGACTGCGATGGCACGATGTGTCTTCGCAGTCTTGGGAACGAAAGCAACTTTATTGTAACGCTGCATACGCACTTTAGACCAAAACTTCTCGCGAGAGAAGTCGTGGTCGAGGCACCTGATACCGTTACGAGAATCCAAGAGTAACTCCTGGATCTGGTAATTTCTCATAATGCCCCAATATGCGTAGACAGCGGCGCTCGGCGTAACAGACCACTCTTTAGCTAATAGCTTTGCAGCTAGGTGAGTGGCATTGCCGTGTACACCGACTGAAGCGCCAGCCCCAAAGTCTGCTCTATCAAGAATGGCCGCTATATTTGGAGCATCACCGAGCAAAGCTCGGATGCTGCCCCTCATATAGTGGAGGTCATTCTCGAAGGGACTACGCTTTCTAGCGTAGAGAGAGAACTTCTTGTTCAAGCGCTTACAACGACGCTCGGATTTGATGAACTCTCTAATAGCCTCGAGTTCAGGATCGGTTTTAACCAACCCCGAATCCCAAGGATATTTCTTAACAAGCAGAGAAAACTGATTCGCTACAAAATGTACTGTAGCATCTGAATACTTCTGTTCAGACAAAGAATCAGCATAGCGAAGAGCGAGGTCGTATCTTTTTGAGCGAAAATGCCCATGAAGAATACGCACGAACTCATAGCTACGGTGGGACAGGAACAAATCGTTCATCACCTCCAGATATAAAGAAAAGGAGGAGGAACGAAGCTTCAGTTGAACATCACGTAGAGCACGAAGCTCCCTGGGGGTCATCACGATCTCCAAGTGCCGCTCGCGAATACCTAAAGTGAATTATTCACTTTAAGCTGCAGGCGGTAAGGGAAGATAACCACGGTTCATTACGAACTATGGCTAAAACCACGAGTATGATGCAAAAGATATCAGACTTTCGAAGTCTTTTATCCCGCATCACACGAGACAGCGCCTCAACTAACAAGGATTTCACCTTAGTAGCTGATTTGCTGGCTCTTCACGTGGGTCTTGAACGAAGCGGACGCAAGAAAAGCGCCCATGTCGTTCAGCAACGTGTCGATGTTCGCGGCGGTGTAACCGACAGGAACAGAGACCTGGATATCGACGATCGCATCCCCAGTAGGGGTGAGAGCGCCGGTCAGGGTCAAAGTTCTCGTCATTTTCGCCGATGTGCGACCAACACCGGAGAAGACCGCGGTAGGCTTGGGAGCCGTCCGCGAGAGCTTCACGTCGTCCTTTACCGTGACGGTTTTTGCCGCCCCGATATAGCCGACCTGATCCTTTTGATAGGAATCAGCGGTGTAAGTGCCCGCATTGACAGTAAGTGACATGGAAGAACATCCTCCGTGTTGATGGCAACTTACGTTGTCATTAAGCTAACCAAGCGGTTGCCTGGTCAGTAAAGATCGATAGTCGGGTTTTCCCCAAACTATCAACGAAAGACGCGACCCATCTTTTGCACGATTAGTGCCAAAGAGTCCGCCAAGCGAGTAGCATCGTCGAACTTAAAATCCGACTTAACTACGAGCGATGGAGGAAAGAGTTGCGTCCGGACTTTGGTAGTTAAGCGGGACAAACATGACCCGCTTATCTGCCGAAGCGTGACATAAGTGGACCTATTCATCGAAATCGGTGAATAGATATTCGTTATGACACGCCGTGTGGTTAAGCACGATCCTAACTGTTGTACACCAGGGAGAGGCACGAGAGCTTGGAGGAAATCCCCCAAGTTAACGAACCAGTCAGCAACAAAAGAGTAGGGAATTAATTCCCAGGGGAGAGTTACCAGCCCCTTCGTGGTGAAACCTATATTTTCATATAGACTGACCACATACTCGTCTAGACTCATTGCACGCACGATCACCTCGTCGGTCTTTTGAATACCGTAGAGGAGCGTATATGCAGGAGAGCCTAAGACATAGGATTGCGACGAATATGCGTAACGGGAAAGATTCCCGGAAGCGCGCGTCGTTCTCCTAACGTTACCGACCTTCTCTTTTAACCCTTGGATAACGGCTCCTATATCGCGAACAACCGGCATGACGCCGTAGCGATACGTGAGCCAAGCTTCACTAGCTGACTTTGCTCGACCCTTCAAACTAGATGCTCGTGAGAGCAGCTTATTCAAAGAATCAAGCGGTCGCTTGATTAGCTTCAGCGTCTGACGAATCTCGGCGACGGACTCAAATAAATTCGAATCCGACATTCCGCGACGCGCAAGACACCGTGTGGAAACCTCTTTCTGCAATTCCTGAACATCCGATGAAGAATGGACAGGAAACACAGACAAAGGCTGGCTAGAGTCTGAAGGGCGAACTAAGCGCGCGAACCAATTACCATCATGCTTGACACTGAACTTACGTCCAATGCCAGAGCAAGTGATAGTAACGGCGTCGCGCTCGAACTCGCCCCCAGTACCACTAGTCACAATGACGGACTCCTGTTTCTCATAGCTCATATCGTTAAAGACCGTTAGGCCTTTTCGCTGTAGCGATGAGAAGTTAGGGGTAACCGTGTCGTTCATTGTCTCCTTCGAGCCAATGACCAAAGAGTCCACAGAGGCATTGAGTGCATAAGAAGATTGTGCACAACTTTGCCACTTAAAGAACTCTTCAGTACTCAACGGGGACATTGAAAATCCCCCACGAGTTCGAACACGGCCGTACGCCATTGATTCCTCCAAAAGCGGTGATCGCCGTTTAAGGCGAGATGAGTGGGTCACGATACGCGGACTTAAGTCCGTTTCTCGTAGTCACCACAACAGTGCTGACATTCAGCACTGTCATGAGTGGGGGGCCGACCG